CCTGTAATTGTTGTGCCTAATGCATCAGATACATTCTTTACTGCAGGTGCTACATTTTTAATTAGATTTGATGTTTTACTAATTGCTCCTGCAAAGTTTTCACCGATAGCAGTTGCAATATCTTTTATTTGTTGTTCATTCTGCTCTAAAAATACATTTAAGTCACCAAACTCACCTTTGAGTTCATCAAAAAATCCTGATGCAACATCTTTTTGAAATTTAAAATACTTATCTCCAATCATTGAGATAGTACCTTCAAGAGTTGTTGCTAAATCTTTTGTGGCACTAGCAAACTGTCCATCACCTGCAAATAATTCTTCAAACCTTGCTACTGTTTCTTCTGCGGTGACTTTTGCACCATTTTGAAATCCTAATAAGGCTCTAACACCTCTTTCTCTAAATAAATCTGCCGCACCAATACCACCTGAAAATGCTCTTTGAATTTGGCTAGATGTAGTTTCAAAATCTAATCCTGTGACTGCGGCTACATTACCAGTTATCTCTAAAACTCTATTTAAATCTTGTGCATCTTTAGCAACAACTGCTAAATTACCTGATGCTCTTGATATTTCCTCTAATGAAAATGGAACTCTACCTGCGAAATCTGTAAGACTATTAAAGGCTTCTTTACCTTCTTCTATTGAGCCAAATAAAAATTTAAAACGAACTTGTAGGCTTTCAACTTCCTTACCTACATTGACAAATGATTTAACAATCGCACCTGCACCAAGACCGACTAATGCACCTTTTAAACTAAAAACGGAGTTTTTTACATTTGAAAGATTTTTTTGAACACCACTTAATGCTTTTTTGGTTTTATCTTTAGCGATAATGTCAATCAGTAATTTTTTAGTCATTATCTTCTTTTACCTTGCATCTTCTGTTTATTCAATGCTTTTTGTTCTTCTTCATGTTTGAGATTATAATATGCTACCCACATATTATATTCATCTACTGGGATTTGTAAAATCTCCCCAATAGTTTTATGTAGCTTTTCTGCTAAGAAAAAATGAAATCTAAAATCTGAATCAGAATTTAGTTTTTTTTTAGAGTTTTAGTATCATCAGTTGAAGGATTTAATATTTCACTAGACACTCTAGCTATAATATCTGGGTCAACAAACTTCTTCATCCTAATCTTACTTTCTATATCAAACATTAACTCACCATCTTTTGTTTGTGCCTTTTTTACAATGACATCAATTAAGACAGTTAGGTCGTTATCACTAGAGCCTTTAAAGATTTCTGCTTTTTCTAAAAGTGTAAATGGTTTAACATAAATGGCATCTTCGCCTGTTAATCCCCATTCTTCTACTTCAATA